ACCTTGTTCTGGTCGATGACTTTCGAGCTCCCGTCCGCGACGCCGATGAACTCACTGAGCTTCTGAGCGCCGATCCCCCAGTAGTGGAAGAGGTTCTCCATCTCGGGCGCGAGATGAGATCCGACCGTCTCCTTCAGGTGCTGAAACGCGTGGTCGAGCTGGGCGGCCTTCCCCGTGTAGGTGTCGAGCTCGGTCGCCGCCGCGTCGCCGGTGTTCTTCTCGATCGACGAGAGCATCGCGCCGAAGTCGCCGCCCTTCATCACGGCGTCGTCCATCGTGACACCGAGCCGCTGCAGTGCGGTCGCGTGCCCTTCGTGCGCCTTCACGAGCGCCATCGTCACGCTCGGGAGATCGTGGCCGGTGACCGCCGCGAGGTTGAGCGCGGCTTTCTCCGTGCGCTCGAGCCCCTCCCCGCTCAGGTGCGCGAAGCTGATGAGCAGCCGCTCGCTTGCGCGGATGGCGTCGTCCGAGTAGACGGTCTGGCTCTCGAGGGCGTCGGCCAGTTCCTTCGTTTTCTTGTGGGTCTCCTCCGACTGGAAGCCCTGCGCCTTGATGGCGTTGTCGAGGAGCGCAATGCTGTGCTCCGCGTCTCCGAACGCCTCGACGGATTCCTTCCCGAACTCGACGACCTTCTCGACGCTGAAGGCCATGCCGAGCGCGCCGGCCACGTCCTGCGCGACGTCCTTGAAGGACTCGACGGCATCCTCGGCCCCCTTGATGCCTTCCTTGAAGGAGGCATTGTCGAGGGTCAGCTTGCCTTTGATTCCGCCGAGATCTGCGCCGCCCACGTCACGCCTCCGTCAGCCCGTCATGCCGCGAATCCGCATCCACTCCCGCATCTCTGCCAGCTCGGTCGCCGGCAGCGCATCGATCTCATGCGGGAGCCGGTGCCAGGCGAAGGCGACCGCGAGAACTACTTGCCGCTCGCGGTCGCCTTCGAGTTTTTTGCCGCCGCCGCAGAGCCGTTGATGAACGTCATCGCCGCGACCTGCAGATCGTCGAACCAGCCCCCGACCGGCTGCGCGAGCAGCATGTCGAGGTCCGCCACCTCGAAGACCTTCTCCTGCGTCCCCGGAACGAACGCGCACGCCATGACCGCTTCCACCTGCACGCGCGCGTTGTCGAACTCGCCCGTGCCCGGGATCTTCGCCGCGCGAAAGATCGCCGCGCGGTCCTTCACCGTCGGTTCGCGGATCTCGATCTCGCGGCCGTCGACGACGACCTTCGTCGACTTGAATGCCGGCGTGGCGCTGAGTGCGGAGCGGAGATCGTCACGAAGGCTCATCGGTTAGGTCCCCCATCCGAACGACGACTCGGAACCGGTCGCGCCCTTCACAAGCGACTCCCAGGTGAAGCCGCTCTCGATGATGGAGTCGGGCTTCAGGGTCACGTCCTGCGCCGGGATGTAGGACCAGACGCGGAACTTGTTGCCGACGCCGAGATTCATCTCGAGAACGATGGGCGTGCGCCCCGTCGTGAGCGCGAGCAGCGTGCCGGCGCCTACCGTGGCCGTGACCATCGTCAGCGAGCCGAACGACCCAGACGCCTCCTTCGTGCCCTTGCCGCGCTGCTTCACGCCCGCGCTGTCGAGCGAGGTCTTGTCGAGCAGCTTGTTCTTCACGGCGAGCTTGAACTGACGCGTCTCCGCAATCGCGACGGTCGGGAGATAGCTGTAGTCCGCCGTGATGGCGCCGAGGACGGTGTAGCCGGGAATGAACGTCACCTTCCCGAAGAGGTAGTCGTAGCTGAGGATGTTCGACGCCGCGACCGCGCCGCCGTTGTCCTTCACGGTGATGGCGACGCCCGGGTCGATGATCCGCTTCGCGGTGCTCGTCACCTGATACGTCTTGCCGCTCACGAGCGTGAAGGCCTCGCCCGTCGTCGAGGTCGACGTCCCCGTCATCTTGAGCGTCGCGTTGTAGCCGGGATTCACGCTCGGCAGCGGCGTGTCGGTCGGAGTCGCGGCGCTGCCCTGGGTGATGGCCGCGTTGAGCGAGATCGTGACGTTGAACGAGACCTTTCCCGTGCCGTCGACCGAGAAGCCGTAGCTCTCCACGATACCGGGGAAAAGGATGAACGTGCCGTCGCCGAGGAAGACCTTCACGTAGCAGACGCCGCCCTCGTTGAAGAGCATGTTCGACTGGCCGACGTTGCCGTTGACGTAGTCGCCCGTGATTGCGACCGATCCGTCCTGCATCAGCATCAGCTTGTTCTGGGCGCCGGCGCCGCCGAGCGCGGTGATCTCGGTCGTCTCTCCCTTCGACTGCAGCTTCGCCGAGGTGATGCCGGGCGCGCTCGTGTAGGTGGCGTTGTCGGGGCTGGTCTGGATTCCGGAGAGATAGGCGGCCTGCATGGGTTCCTCCTGGGGCGAAGAGAGTTAGGGCGTCCCTGCGCGAAGCAGGATGAAGTTGATGGACCACTCGTGCGAGCCGGCGTCGTCCTGCGCGAGATAGATCGGCTCGGCGTTCTGGACGAGCGACGACACGTATCCGGAGATGGCCGCGCGGTGCAGCTTGTCGCGGACCGTGCGCGCGACGAGCAGCGCGTTCGCGTTGTCGCCCGGGTTCCCGCGCACGCGCACCTGCACGCGGGGCGCATAGCTCGAGCTCGCAGGCGAGCCGAGATACGGGTCGGGCGCCGGGCCCCCGCTCGCGAGGACGAAGATGGCCGCAGCCGGAACGCCGAGGCCGGATCCGGACGGCGACGCGGTCGGGCGCACGGGACCGGTGAAGATGTTCGCCCCGGCGCCGGCATTCGTCCACGCAACCCCGCCGACCGTGCCGAGGTTGGCAGCGAGGAACGCGACGACGTCCTTATCGGGCTCGACGGGCGGCATTACTTCTTGCCCTTCTTCGCGCGACGCGCGGCCGCGCGGTCTCGCCGCTTGTTCTCGCGGATGGCGCTGCGGTGCTCCCAGTCGCGCTCGCCGTCGCCGGGAGTCGTCGGGAACTTGCCAAGCGCGACAACGCCCGTGCCTTCCGCGACGTGCGCATCGATTCGCCGCGCAAGCCGGTCGAGGAAGCCATCGGCGCGCTCGTCGAATGCATGCTCGAGGAACTTCGCCTCGCCCGTCTTGTGGCGCAGCTCGGTGCGCTCGTGCACGTAGACGGCGTAGTCCGTCCCGAACCCGACCGTCACGCTGATCTCGGCATCCTCGATGATCGGAGGCGCGCAGTAGGCCGTCGATCGAAGGCGACCGAAGTCGACGGGCACCTTGCGGATTGCCAGCGCGTCGATTCCGAGGCCTTCCTCGTAGAGCGCCGCCGCAACCGCGAGCTGATAGGCGCGGCTGCTCTTCTGGAGATTCGACTTCATCTCCTCGGCGCCCTCGATCTCGAACGAGACCTTCACAGGCGCACCTTGTAGAAGATGGCCGTCCCGCTCTTGTCCTTCTCGGCCTTCACCTGCAGCGCGAGGCGGGCGAGCGCCGGGTTCGTCGTGCTCACTCCCGGGATCCAGACCCGATCGTTCAGCCCGATGGCCGCCGCGGTGTAGATCGTGTCGTTGCTCACGATCTCGGCGCCGTCCGCGGTGTGCCCGACGACGACCGTCTCACGCTCCCAGCGCGCAGGGATTCCCGTCTGGGTCGCGCCGTAAGTGGGATCTCCGGATGCGGAGGTCCCGCTGAGCGGCGCCCAGCCGATCGAATCCTTGAACCAGGAGGAGACGTTCACGGCGCGTTAGTCCTCGACTTCCTCGACGACCGCGGGCTTCGCGACCGGCTTGGAGGCTTCGATGTCTTCGAAGCTCTTGTGGATGCCGCCGTGACCCGGCTCGAGCGCACACACGATCATCCCGGCCAGCTCGTCGGGAGCCGAAACGGACCCGCAGACGAACTTCGCGTAGCCGAGGCTGACGATCTGGTCGGCGGTCGCGTCGTCGAAGGTGTGGATCTCGCCTTCGTTGAACATCCCCTGGCGCTTCTCGTATCGAACGGTCTTCATGGGCCTCCTCAGATCGCGAGCCGGTAGCTATCGAGCGTCTCGATGACGCCCTCGGGCATCTCGCCGCGGCCGGTGCCGTAGCTGACGCTCGCGTCGCCGAGAGACTCCGAAATGATGTCGAGGTCGTTCCCGCGCCGCAGGTAGGCCGCGAGCGCAATCTCCGCGCACGCGAGCTCGAGGTCGTCGGGCAGCGTCGGCTGCTTGTCGACGAACATCCACGTAGCGGTGCCGTCGAGCACGATCGTCACGCCGGCGGTGCGAGTCGACGGCCACGAGGGCTGCGAGCCGCCCGTGACGCCGGCGGTGATGACGGTCCACACGCCGTAGGGCGTCTGCGCGTCCTTCGCGAGCGCGCCAACCGCGACCGCCTGCGCAGCTCCCGGCCACGCCGCGACGGCGTCGTATTGCGGCTGCGTGAGGTAGCCGCCGACGTAGGTCACCTGGATCAGGTCGTCGCGCTCGGTGCCCGGCTCGATGTCCTGCGTGATGTCGGGGCGCACCTTCGCGGTCCACGGCCAGTTGATCGGCCCGTCGTAGCCCGTGCCAGCGAAACGCATCACGAAGCCGGCTTCCTTATCGTCGAGGCCGAACTCGCTCGAGGCGAGGAACGTGGCGCCGGCGTCGATGGAGACCGTCGAGGGCGTCGTAAGGACCGGGCGAAGGGAAAGGCGCAGCCGCGTCGCGCCGAACCCCGCCACGCCCTCGGTGATCCCGCCGAAGTAGAAGCGGCGCGAGCAGTAGCGCTCGATGCGTGCGCTCGCGGCGTTGATGAGCCGGATGAGCAGGTTGTCGTCGGTCGACGCGGTGATCCCCGCCGACTCTTTCAGGTTGGCGAGGGAGGTCAGCGCGTTCGGCTTGAGAACGGCCGCCATGGCGCGTTACCCCCGCCGACCCTTCTTCACGCTGAGGTCGGCGCCGGAGCGGTCACCGCTCGGGGCCGGGATCTCGGGCTCGGGCGCCGTCGGCTTCTCCGCGTAGTCCGCGTAGCCGAGCTCGACGAGCTCCTTCGCGTGCGCGGGAGTGAAGCCGGCCGTCTCCCCGGGGTTGCATCCCGAGTGATGGCGCTTGAAGGTGACGGCGACGAGTCCGAGTTCGTTGGGCATGGGGTGTTGCTCCTCTGGTAGCGGCGTCCCGAGTTGAACGGGCAGTTCGTGGGTATGAGCCACGCGTGGCACCCTGCCTCACCGCCAAAACCGCGGCGCGCCTTTGCAGGACCGCGCCGCGGGGTGCTTCGTCGAGATCAGGAGTAGGACGGGGTCGGCTGCACCGCGCCGCCGCAGAGGATCACGTCCACCGCGCTCGCGAGAGTCGGCGACGTGCCGCCGGTGAACGCCGTCACCGCCACCGCGCGGATGTAGCGGCGCGCGTTGCGGAGGTCGACGTTGACGTGGTTCTCGCTGTTCACGGCGGTGATCTGCGGGACGGCCGCGACGGTCGTGCCGTCCGGCTTGTAGTCGGCGAACGAGCTGTTGTCCGCCGAGTCCTGCAGCTTGACGTCGAGCGTCTGCGTGGTGGGCGCGCCGGTCGCGGCACCCGTGTGCGCCTTGAGCACGCACGCGAGGTATCCCTCGCCGGACGTCACGGCCATGCGGTCGATGCCGGCGCCGTTGACCGTGCCAGCGGCGCTCGCCGCCGGCGGCACGCCCTTGAGGGCCTTGATGGTGTCCGGCGCGTTGAAGGGATTGTTCATCGTGATCTCCTCGGAAGCGGTTTCGTCGAATCGGAAGGGTGAAGCGGAACCAGAAAGGGAAACGGGGCGCTCGGCTAGCCGCCCCGGGGATCAGCGCTCGATCAGATCCACTTCACGGTCGTGAGCATCGAGAACGTGTTCTCGTGCCGCAGACCGAAGTCGTGGCGCTCGATGACGCGGACGACGGTCTGGTCGTTCGACACGCCCGAGACGACGTTGCCCGTCGCCGAGTCGACGTAGGTGCCGTTCGGGAACGCCTCGACGAGCAGCGAGGTGTTCTCGCCGATGATGGCCTCGCTGAAGTCGCCGAAGTAGACCTCGGACTCGTTCGTGCCGCCGCCGAGGTTGTTCGGCACCTGCGTCGTGGTCTTGAAGGGGTAGCCGAAGATCGTCCCCTTCATGATCTCGTCCTTGAACAGGAAGCCGCCGACGCCGTCGCGGAGCTGCGCGAGATACCACTTCGAGCGCGGCGTCAGGATCCAGCCGCACTGGACCATGCCGACGTTCGACTCTTCGACGAGGCGGATCATCTTCGCGAGGTCGCCGATGACTTCCGTCGCCGTCGCGCTCGCACCGGCCTGCGTCGCCGCGTTCACGTTCGCGGTGGGGAGCCAGTTCTTGATGCCCTTCGGGGTGAACTGCGTGCCGTCGCCGCGGATGAAGGCGAGGTCCTCACGGAGCGCCACGACCTTGACGCAGTCGTCGCGCACGAGCTGGTCGGCCGAGTGCACGTTGTCGCGGATGAGGTCGTTGCTGATGACCGCCAGCGCGGTGAGCTTCTTCGCCGAGAGCTGCAGGACGCCGACCGCGGGCTTCGTGGTAGTCGCGGGCAGGTTCTCGCCCTGGTAGGTCGCCGTGCCGGCGCCAGTCTGTTTCGCGAGCGTGATGCTGCCGCGGTTCATCGGCAGCGCGCGGGCGCCGAGAGCACGAACCGCGGTGCGAGCGCGCAGGATCTCGATGAACTCTGCCGAGAACTCGTCCGGCACTAGCGCGCCGCCGTCCGCCATCACGGACTCGGACATGGCCGTTGCCTTCGTCTGGAGCTCGAGGCCCTTGACGACGTCGCCGTAGCCGCGCGCCTTGGCGATGTCGATCGGCTGTGCGCCGTTCATCTTCGCGAGCGTGATCGTCTTCACGAACTGCGCGAAGCCGATGCCCTTACCCTTGAACGGATCACCGTCCTTGCCGTGGATCGAATGGCGGATGAGCGCATCGACGCGCTCGACGCCGTCGACGAGGCTGCCCTTGTTCTTCGTCGCAGCCGCTTCATCGGCCGCAGCCTTGTTGGTCGCGAGCATCTTGTCGGCGACCGCAGCAGAGACCTGCGCGCGCACGATGGACTCGAGCTCCTCGCGCTTGAGCGTGATGACGTCGGGATTGCCGGGCGGGATGTTGCCCGCCTCGCCGGCGAACCGAGCGAAGGAGACCGAGCGGCGGTATCCGCGGCGCATCTTCGCGGTCTTCCCGCTGAGCAGCTCACCCGTGGTCTGGATGGCGAGGATCATGGCGAGCATCAGCACGATCGCGAAGACCGCGTGAGCGACGACGGGAAGGAAGGAATTGAGAGTCATCGGCGGTTCTCCTGAAAAAGGTGAGGCAATCAATCGAGTCGGCCCGTGGTCTTGCGGCGCTGTTGCTTCGAAATTTCGTCGGCGGCCGTGCGGCGAACGATCTCGGCGACGTCGGCGCTCGAGGTCAGCACGAGGGGCGCGGCCTTCACCTCGGCGACGGGTGCGGCTTTCGGCGCGGTCTCGAGTGCATCGACGTGCTTGCCGAGCGTTGCGACGTGCGAACCGAGCTCGGCGCAGTGCGCCTGCAGCTTCGCGAGCGCTTCGTCCATCGGCGACGGCGCGTCGCCCTGGTCGCCGTCCTTCGCGATCGTCGTCTCGACCGGGAACGTCTTGTCTCCGATGGTGACGGTGCTCGGCGCCTTCGAGGCCTTCCATGCGCGCTCGACGAGCGAGCGAGGGAGAACGATCACACCCTCGCCATCGAGGATCTTCTCGGCCCACTCGCGCATCGGCGCCGTGTCGATGCCGGCTGCGCGCGCGGAGATCAGCGCCTCGGGGTTCGCGGGGATCGGGACCGCCGAATACTCGAGCAGCTCCTGCGTAAGGAAGTCGTAGGCGACGCCATACTGGCCGGCGCGCTCCTCGTTCACGACGTAGGTCTGCGGCTGGAAACCAACCGAGACCGCCGACAGGAAGCCCTGCCGATACATCTCGCCGACCATGGCGCCGAACGGGTAGAGATCCTTCGGCGTGAACTGCGCCTCGGACATCAGCGCGCCGCGCTCGGTCCACTCGCGCAGCGACTTCGCAACCGGGAGCTCCGAACGATCGTGCGCCCACAGGACGACCGGATTCGCGCGGTAGTTCTTGAGATCCCAGCCGTCGACCGCGATCGTGTCGCCCATGCGGTCTTCGGTGGCCGTCGACGTCGCGAAGATGATCGGGGCGTTCTCGCCCTCGCCCGCCTTCGTGCTCGTGACGAAGCTCTTCCGGATGGCGAGACCTTCCGCCGTGCCGTTCTTCACGGCTTCGCGGAATTCTTTCTCCGTGACGAACTTGATCAAGGCGACCCCGCGAGGAAAAACAAAAAGCCCCCGCAGGGGCTTTCGCCGCTGCGGGGGCTCGGTTTGTCCGATACCCAGTTGCGCGAACTTCTCGCGCTGTCCTGATAATGGGAACGGATTCGCGCGCGTTCGTCAAGCGTCGCGTTTTCAGCGGCTCCCGCGCACCCGGTGAAGCGCCGCCAGGACCGCCGCCTTTTGCTTCGCGAAACCGCGGCGCAGATCCGCGCGCATCGAGGCTTCCCACGGCGTCACCTTCACATCGAAGCGCTTCCAGTGCCCGGCCGCCGCCTTCGTGCGACCGCTGGGCGCCGCGTCTTCCTCGCCGGGATCCTTGATGACGGGCGCGACCGTGCAGCGACAGTTGATGTCCTCGTCGCCGTCCCCGAAGTCGCCGGGGTAGTCGGCGGTGCCGCCGTCCGGCGAGGTGAAGTCGTCGTCGATGCCGACCACCTGCCCGTCCATCTCGGCGTGCGAGTCGCGCGTGCGATCGTCGTCCGTCGCGACCCATTCCTTCTCGCCGACGACGCCGCTGATCTTGTAGGCCGTCTTGCTTGCGAAGTTCGCGCCGCGCAGCACTTCGGTCCTCGCAATCATCTCGGCGCGAGATCCCTCGGCCTCCGCGAACACGTCCTCGACGCGCGACGAGAGATCGTCGATCCCCTCGCCGGCGCGGATCCCTTCGAGCAGCTCGGCGCGCAGGTCGTCGCGCGTCGTGCCGTTGACCTTCCCGGCGAGCCTGTCGAGTGCGAATTCGTGCACGAACTCCTGCACCTTCGGATTGAGCAGCTCGAAGCTCGGGTCCTGCGCGAGCTCCTGCAGGACGTCGCCCGCCCACTTCTGCACGCGCGCCTGGTATTCGGCCTGCGTCTCGCTCGTGAGGTATTGCGGACGAAGCTCCTCGAGGATGTGATCGACCTCGTCCTCGTCGTCGCCTTTCGTTGCGTGCGCGCGCCGCGACTTCTTCGGCTTCTTCGGCGCGTCAGGCTCGGGCGCAGGGTTGAGCGGCGTGCCCACCGGCGCCGTGCCCTCGTCGAGCATCGGCGGTGCGCCGCTCGGTCGATCGGGCAGCTCGTCGTCCTCGGGACGATCCGACGGGGGCTCGCCGGCGGCGCCGCGGATCTCGTTCACGGTGAACGACCACGGCGCGACCTGCACGGCCTTCAGCTTGAACTCGCGGTCTTCCTGCACCGGCGAGACGTAGTCGACGATCAGGCGCTCGTCGAACTCCGGCGCGAGGCGCTGCTGAAAGAACGCTCGCTGCAGCTCGAGGCGCGGGACGTAGCCATACTTCGTGAGGATCAGGTCGGCCGCGTCGATCGTCGCGCGGTTGCTGTGCTCGAGGATGCCGAGGATCTCCGGCGGGAAGCCGATCGTCTGCAGGATCGTGTCGCGCTCGAACTTGCGCAGGTCGGTGTGCTTCTGCGCATCGAACGCCGGCGAGATCTGAACGAAGTTCAGCTTGCCCGAGTGCCAGTGCAGGCGGAACGACTTGAGGAATCCCTTGTGATCGTCCTCCCAGCGCTGCTTCGCCTCGTCGAGCTGCGCCTTCTGCGTGACGCCCTCGATGCCGACGAGGCCCGCAGGAAGCGCGTCGTTGTAGTAGAAGCTCTTCGTGTATTTCGCGGCGTATTCGTCGGTCTCCGCTTCGTCGCCGAGCGCGTCGCCGATGCCGACGCCGCGGCCGTAGGGATTCTCCGGGTCGAGGTCGCGCAGCCAGATGACCTCGGTCTCCGGGATCTCGCCCGCCCATCCGATCGCGGAGACACGGAAAGTCGGGCGCCGGAGCGTCGGCGTCTCGGTCACCCAGTAGGGCGGCATCGGGTAGAGCTCGACGGGCATGCCCTGCGCGTTGCGCTCGATGACGAGGAACGCCTCGCCCTTGAGATCCATGAGCGTCTGCACGAGCGAGCGCGCCACGAGGCCCGGCATCATCGGGTTGAAGTTCTCGAGGAGGTCGAGCATCGGGTGGTCGGTGATCTCGTCGAGCTCGCCGTTCTTCGCGGCCTCGTCGAGCAGCTTGCGCCGATGCGCACTGTTCGTCGCGCGCTGCAGATCCTTCCGGCGGAAATATTTCCCGGTCGCCTTCGCGCGCGCGGCGTAGAGCTTCCACGGCGTGATGGCGACGCCGAAGCTCATGCGCGAGAGCGCGGCGCGGAACCACGGCGAGCGCTTGTAGAGCAGCATGATCTCGCGAGTGCCGCGCGCCGGCGGCTTCCCCCAGGCGACGTATCCGCCGAACATGCCGAAGACGGACGCCGGCGTCATTCCGCCGAAGAGAGCACCGGGAGCGGCGCGAAGAAGTCGGACTGCATCACGAACGCCCATCGATCACCTCAGACGAAAATGAAGCCGACGCTCGCCATGCGCGCCTGCGCCTGGCTGAACATGTCGACGTAGTCGTCGTGCGCACCGTTCGGGAAACTGGCGCACTCCGAAATGAACTCCTCGACGCGCGGCTCGAGCTCGGGCGACGGGAGGTATAGGTTTCCGCTCTCGACTACCGGCGCCGCGGCGACAGCTCGGACGACCTTGCCGCCGAGGGGCTCCACGGGGATCAGGCCTTCGATCTCTTTGTTCAGGAGCGCAATCACCGCCGTGCCGTTCGCCTTGTCCTCGACGAGCTTCGTGGTCGCCTTCGGATGAAGCGCCGAGATCGAGCGCACCGCGGCGAGCGTGGCGACGATGTCGAGCCGATCGTGGATCCATCCGGGGAGCAGATAGCGGTCCGCGCCCTTGCGTCCCCACACGCCGCCGCACACGTAGTCGCTCGTGTTCTCGTCCTTGAACGACATGTCCCAGCTCTGCAGCATCTCGTCGAAGTCGGTGGGCACGACGTCGTAGAACTTCCACCAGCCGCGCTTGAGGATCCCGCCCTCGTCGGGTGCGGGGTGCTGCTGGTAGAGCGCGGCCCACACGCGCGAGCCGACGGCGCGCTTGATTCCCTTCGCACGGTCGGTGCCGAGGAGCGCGTCGAGGTCGTAGCGCGCAGGCCACAGCGCCTCGCCTGGCGCGCGGCCAAGCGGGTCGCCTTCCTCGGCGAGCGCGGAGAGCACGAGCTTGTCCCACTTCTCGCCGCCGGCCTTCTCTTCGCGCTCGAGGCGCCCGGCAAGATCGTCCTCGTGCCATCGGGTCATGACGACGATGGCCACGCCGTCGGGCTCGAGGCGCGTGTAGGCCGTCGACTGCCACCACTCCCAGATGGCCTTGCGCCGCGACTCGCTGTAGGCCTCCTCGGCGTTCTTGATCGGGTCGTCGAGCACGAGCAGGTGCGCGCCCTTTCCGGTCATCGGGCCGCCGACGCCGGTCGTGAACATCCCGCCGCCGGCGGTGGTGTCCCAGCGGTTCGCCGCGCTCGAGTCCTGCGCAATGCGCACGCCGAACATCGGCCCGAGCGCCTCGACGAGGTTGCGCACGCGACGCCCGAACGTCGCGGCGAAGTCGGCCTCGTAGCTCGCGAAGATGATTCGCTTCGTCGGGTTCATGATGATGAACCACGCGAGGAACCACACGGACACGAGCTCGCTCTTGCCGTGCCGCGGAGGCATCGACACGATGAGGCGGCGCCGATCTCCGAACGCGAGATCAGCAAGCCAGAGCGAGAGCACCTCGAGGTGCTTCGCAGGCTTCCACTGGCCGCCCGAGAAGCTAGCTGCGAACGCCGCCGGCGTCGCGATCTTGGCGAGCCGAGCGAAGCGCTGCAGCTTGGAGGAGCTCTCGGGTGCCCTTGTCCTGGAGTGCTGCTTTCTCATCGACCTCGACCTGAATGGGGTTGCCGTCTTCGCCGGTGAGCTCGACGGCCTGCTTCGGTTTTCCGTTGCCGTAGGCGAGGATCAGTTCGACGGCGCGGATCCGGTCGCCTTCGCGGTTCGACTTCTTCCGCGCAATGTTCCGCAGGATGCGCAGCCCTTCTTCGTTGAACGCGCGGCACGCCTGGACGAGCGCAGCCGGACGCTTCGGGCGCCCGCCGGGGTTTCCGCTCTGGCCTTTCTTCCACGTCGGGTTTCCGCGCTTGCCTGCCATTTGTTTCGCCTTCTGATCCTGAAAATGCGAAAGCCCCGGCTGCGCAGCTTCGCGCGACCGGGGCTCGGGTGATCCGATACCTCGAAACAATCCTGCCGCAGAACGCGCGGCTTGGCTACTTCGGCCTCGTGGGTGCCGCCGGCAGATCCTCGGGCCGGATGTTCTCGCTCGGGGTCACGAGCTGGACATGCCCGGCCTCGAACTTGATCTCGACGGTCCCGTAGAACCCGCGCGAGGCGAGGCCGACGAGATACTCGAGCACGCGGCCGAGTCGCGGCTTGCCTTCGATGATCTCGTTCGGGTCGTGCGGCATCAGCTCGCCTTCGGCAGTTGCGTCGAGACGACATCCGCGGTCGTCGGCACGGCCGGAGCGACGTTCGTCGCGACCGTCTGCCCGCACGTCGGGCAGCAGGTCGCGAACTGATGCGGCGTCTTCGCGTCGTGGGGCGGGAGCAGGCAGAACAGCGTGGCCTGCCCTGCGCGGAACTGCTGGCCGTCGGGTGCGTTGCAGCGTGCGAGTTTCATCAGCAGCCTTTCTCGAAGAATTCACGGCAGGACTTCGTGGGGTGGGACGACTTCGGCATTCCGCAGACGCAGACGCGGCCGACCTGGATGCGTGGGATCTTCGGCAGCGGTGCTTCCTGATTTCGGATCACAGCGGCGTGATGCGCTTCGGCGAGTCCTGCCGCGTCGCGCACGATCGACAGCATTCGCTTCGGCGGTCGCGCGTTGTTCGCTTCGGTGCGCGAGAGCGTTGTGCGTTGGATGATCCCAAGGCGAGCGAGCGCAGCCATGTAACGGTTGGCGGTGCGGTCGCTGATCTGGAATTCGCGCATCAGGTCGCGCGCAGTGAGCGAGGGTTTCGCGCGCGCGTAGTCGACGACGGCGGCGACACGCTCGAAGATGAGATCGACGTCGCCGCGCGGCTTGTAGTTCAACGGGGTTGGCGTGATCGGCGGGTTCGCGCTCATGCGCCACCTGCCGCGGACTTCGGTTCGTCGGAGATCTCGCCGCGCTCGATGATGCGGTCGGCCATTTCGACGAGTTCGCTGGCGAGCGCGAGGAGTCCGGCGGCTTCGAGTGCGTCGGCGCGATCGAGAAGCATCTGCGCAATGGCCTCGCGCTCGGCTTCGATCGGCTCGATGTTCATGGCTTCTTCGAGGGAGTCGAGCGCAGCGCGAACAGCGTCGTCGTGGAACTGATGCGCGGTGCGTTCGCGGATCGTCGTGACCGCGGACAGGATCTTCGTGCGGAGATGGCTGCTCATGTGCGCGGCTCCTTCGGCCCGACGAGCTTTCGCGCGCGGCCATACCAGCAGGTGCATTTCTTCCAGTCGCTGTCGGCGACCGTCGGGTGCAACATCGGGCACTCCTCGACGTGGACGCCGCGCTCGTAGGCCGCGCGGATGATCTCGAGCAGCTCGGCCTCGGGGTGCGCTTCGATCTTCGCGACGGCGCTCACGACGTCCCCGACGCTTTCTTCGAGATGCGCTCGATCTCTTCGGGTGGGAGCGGCGCGCTCGGGGTCGGCGCCGGGACGAAGACCTTCGGCTTCGAAGTCGTCGCGTCGACGTGCTGCACGACGCGCTCGATGTGCTCGCGAGCTGCGCGCGCCTGCTCGGGGCTTGCGATCGTGTCGCCCTTCGCGGGGATGGCGCGCTGCCCGCTGCGCTCGAGTTCGGGCCTCGGCTGCGCGGAAGCGTCGTAGTGCTCGCGGAACGTCGCGAAGTCCGGGTAGCGCTTCGAGACATCGATCACGCGCTCGACGGCCTCGGTCGCGGTCGCGTAGTTCAGCTTGAGCAGCTTCCGCGCGTAGAGCTTCTCGCGAGCGGCGGCGGTGCGCTCGTCGAGGAAGGCATCGGCACCAGGATAGGCGGCGCGCAGCATGAGCAGGATTGCCGCGGCTTGCTTGTCGGTCATTTCGGCCTCGGGAGTGCTGCGGGGGATTCGCCGTCGTCAGCCGGCGAGTGGTCGAGCTCGGCGAGGAGTCGGTCGACGGCGGGGTCGACGACCTTCGCGCGAGCAGGACCGTTCACCCATGACGGAAGCGGCAGCGACAAATCGGTGTTGTCGCGCAGGAGCGCCATTGCGACCCGATGTGCGGATCGGAACGACGTTCCTGACGCTTTGGCCTCGGCGACTCGGTCGTAGGCTTCGGCAATGCGCTTCGGCGGGGTGCCCGACCGGAGGTGAGCGCGGATCTCGCGGGCCTCGCGGTCGTGGACCATGGCCCCGGTGGCTCGCGAGTAGGCGTCTCCGATCACCTCGGGAACGGCGGTGAAGTCGCTTACCCCCGAACCGAAGACCGGCGAATCGGAGTTCCCGCCCGGGAAATCCTGCGCGGCGTGCGACTGCGACTGCGACTGCGACTGCGACTGCGACTGCGGGGGCGGGAAATTACCGGGAAAGTCGGGTTTCCCGCCCGGGACGGAGTCGGTATCCGTCTCCTGTTCCGTAGTTTCGCTGCTATCACGGGAAGTTGAGCGCGGTGGCGTCCCGCCCGGGAAATCGGTATTACGCGCGGAGGGCGCGCGGCCGGCTGCAAAGCCGAGGATGTCGCCTTGGGCGCCTGGCGGGCGCGGAGTTTTGCGCTTCGACCCCTTCGGGTTGCGCTGCGAGTATTCAGACCGCTCGCGCTGGAAGCGCCACCAGCCGGTGAGATATCCCCACCAGCGCGCGTCCTGTTCCCACAGGACGAGCATGTCGGCGCGCGCATATTCGACAAGCCATCCGCGGACGCCCTTCTCGGTGACGTCCTCGCGGTAGGGCCAGCCCTTCCCGAGCAAGACCCGCGGCGCGGCCTCGAAGCAGCCGAAGTCATCAGCGAGCAGGATGAAACGCGGAAGCGCGTCCTGGGCCGCCGGCGTGCACGAACGCAGCGACGGCGACGTCAACAGCGTGTCGCTGATGATTCGGCTCGGCATCAGCTGAGTCCTTCGAGCCGCATGAGCGAGCCCCACGCCTCATCGGCGCACGCCTGCGCATCCTCGTGAATCTCTCTGCCGGTGAACCGAAAGACGCGGTATCCCAGCGTCTGGAGCCGACGATCACGGGCCCGATCTCGGCGGGCCTGCTCCTTCGTCTTCTCGTGCCAGTCGTGTCCGTCGCACTCGACGATCACCCTCTGCGTGCACTGGCCAGATGTCGCGAACGAAATAACGAAGTCGACGCGGAAGCGTTCGATCTTCTGCTGGAGCTCGATGACCAACCGAGCCTGGTGCCCACGAAAGTGAGCATCGGGATAGTTCGGCTCCGACGGCTCTCCGGCTCCGACCTTGAAGGAGATCGGCATCTCGTCCAGTGCGCTCATTACGAGCGCCGTGAGCATCTTCTGCTCGATCGGGGATTCGCACGCGTCCTTCGCGTCCCAATACGCCGTGAGATCGAGG